TCTGCCACGGGCGACCAAGGCGCAGCTTCTGCCACGGGCGACCAAGGCGCAGCTTCTGCCACGGGCTGGAAAGGCGCGGCCAGTGTGGAAGGAGAATACAGTATTGCCTGCGGTTTGGGCTACCAATGCAAAGCCAAGGGCGCGATAGGGTGCTGGTTGGTGTTGGCAGAAAGAGACAAGTGCGGCGAGATTTTGAACGTAAAAGCGGTTAAGGTTGACGGAAAAGAAATTCTTGCCGATACCTTTTATCAGCTGAACGGCGGACATTTTGAGGTGGTCAATGATTAAAAAGAGCTTTACCTTGGAGGAGCTGCAAGCAGCGCACGATAGCGCCCAGCACGTAGTCAACGGCATTCTTGGAATTTGGAAGGCCGCAGAAGGGGCTAAGGCCGTCCGGCTGGCGGAGCAGGTCAAGGACGCTTACGAGGCCGATTTCGTGCGGCTCTTGCGCGGAGTGCCTACCTTGCAGGCTCACATTCACGCGCATTTGAACCCGGACCACGGGCTATTGCCGAAGTGCGGCGAACAGGCAAGCTGCCGGAGCGCCGACAGCTGCAAAAATTGCAGCTATTACGAAAATTTCAAAGAGAAATTGCGGGAAAATTTCCGCGACTAAACAAGGAGGTAGTATGGAAGAGATTAAAGAAGAAAAGAAAGACGCAAAAGTAAAGGTGGTTGATAACCTCGGCGACTTGAACAATGTACTGGGGCGCTTGAAGGATGACGCAGACGTGCAAAAGGCTTGCGCCGGATTTAAGGTGTCGTCTGTGAAAGTGTCCAGGAATTACTTGCAGCGCAAAATTGAAATTACGCTGGATAAGGATATTAATCACATTTCCTTCGTCGACGTTCTGAAGAGCCTGCGTGATGTTTCGGATGAGTTCCTGCAAAAAGTGAAAGAGGATAAGGAGGTGGCGAAATGACCCAAGAATTCCACGCGCCGGAAGTGGTGCAACCCACGCCGGTGGTAAGCGAAAGCGACTTGGAAGCGGCCCTCAAGGTGGCCGAGCGCAACGAGCTTTTGGCCCGCAAAATTAAGACGCTGGCGCTTAAGCAGACCAACCCCAAGGACTGGGCGGACATGGACGGCAAGCCATATCTGCAGGCCAGCGGGGCGGAAAAGATAGCCCGTCTGTTTGGCATCAGCTGGCGCATTTGCGAGGGCTATCCGCAACGTGACGACCAAAAGGATGACAAGGGCTCTTACTACGTTTATACCTACAAGGGCGAGTTTGAAATGGGCGGAAAGACCATTGAGGTCATCGGTACGTGCAGCCAGCGCGACAAGTTCTTCGGACGCAAAGAGGGAAAGCTGAAGAATGAAAGCGAGATTGACGTGACCAACATCATCCGCAAGGCCATGACCAATATGGAGGTGAATGGCATCACGCGCATGCTGGGTATTCGCAATTTGACTTGGGAGGAGCTGGCAGAAGCGGGGCTCAAACAGGGCCAAAGCGCACAGGTCAATTACAAGACCAAGGCCGGGGAGACCGCTGAGGTGGAAGGGCTGATAACGGCCTTGAACGTACGCTCCGGCACGGCCAAGAACGGCAAGACTTGGAAGCTCTACGAATTGACCGTGAACAATATCCGCATGAGCACGTTTGACACCACGCTGGGCGAAGAAGCGGTGTCCATTAAAAAGGACAACGCCACGGTGCAGGTGCAGTACGAGAACGACGGAAAAGGAAACAAAATTAAAGACTTAATCCGGGTAACGCAGGTGGAGGACCCGAGCGAGGTGGGCCATGAGTAATGTGTCCGCCGAGGTATTGGCAGCCGAGCAGCTGGCCGGGGAAATCCCGGCCAAGCGCTTGGCAGACCTCAACGCCAAGGCGCAAAACCGCTGGATGCCTAAAAACTTTTACGCAAGCGGCATTGCCGAATGCGACCGCCAAATGGTGCACTCCTTGCTGGACTGGGACAAGCGGCCTTTAGCTACCCCGCAATTACAGGCTATCTTTGAAGCGGGCAAAAGCGAAGAGGCACGCATTATCCGGCTGCTGTCCGAGTTGGGCTATGAGGTCATTGCCCAGCAAAACCCGATACAAATCCGCCACCCCAAAACGGGAGAAGTGATTTGTACGGGTAAAATTGACGGCAAAATCTTGGTGGGCAGCAGTGCGGTGCCCGTGGAGCTCAAAAGTATGAACCCCAACGCCTATGCCCGAATAAACAGCGTGGACGACCTAGCAAAAAGCCCCTTCTATCGTAAGTACATAAAGCAAATGCAGCTGTACTTGTATGGAAATGGGGAAGAGGCGGGACTGTTTATCATCAGCGACTTCCGCAATATCAAAGTGTTCATCGTGTACTTGGACCTTGGGGTCTGCGAACAAATCCTCAAGCAGCTGGAGCGCTGTTGGGACTACGTGAAAGCCAAAAAGTACCCGGAGCCGATAGACTACCGCCCGGAAGTGTGCGATTATTGTCCGTTTGAATTTTTGTGCACCAAGACGACTTGCAATAAAGGGGCGGAGTTTTTGGAGAGCCCAGAGCTGGAGCAAGATGTATCCCGCTGGCTGGAGTTGAAACCCTTAAAGGCCGAGTTTGACGCATTGGACAAGGCCATTAAGGAGCCGCTCAAGAAGCAGGGCATTTTAAATGCGGTCATCGGCAGCAAATACCAAATTGTAGGTCGGGTGCAAAAGCGGACCACCTACGATACCAAGATGCTGACGGATGAACAGCGGCAGGCCATAAAGACCGAGAGTGAGTGCACGGTCTACAAGATAGCCGCACTGGATAAATAGCGAGGTCTTTTAGTTTTAGCTCCTCCGTGGAGCAAGCCCCGGGGGCGGATAACCTCCCCGCCCCCACCTTGAGGAGGTTTTATGAAAGTAAAAAAATGTGCGAAATGCGGGAAAATCAAGCCCGTTACGGAATTTAATAAGAAGTACAACGACTTGCAGCCCTACTGCCGGGAATGCAACCGGGAGTACCCCAAAGAGCGTTTGGAGCGGGCGGAGAGCCACTTTGACGTTTTGGAGCTGCCCGGCGGCGTGCGCGCGTTTAAGCTCAAAGAGGAGTATAGAGATGCAAACTGAGAGCGCATTCCAAGTGGGCGTGGTGCGGATGTTACGCACGGCCGGGTTCTTTGTATTTGCCGTACCAAACGGCGGCAGCCGCAACGCCCGGGAAGCGCACAATTTACGCTTGCAAGGTGTAATGCCGGGCGTGAGCGACCTGGTGGTGCTGCTGCCGGAGGGGCGGGCGGTGTTTATTGAGCTGAAAAACCCCAACGGAAAAGGCCGCCAAAGCCCGGCGCAGAAGGACTTTGAAGCGCGGGCGGGGCTCTTGGGTCATGAGTACCTGTTGTGGGCCTCTTGGGCCGATGTAGAGCGGTTTGTCAACGAACGGAGACAGGCTGTAGCTTGCGAGCCGAGAGTAGGAGGGACCGATTAATGAATGCGCCGGCTTATTTGAAATTTTACGGCAAAGATATGTTTATTTTTACCGCGAACCTAAAAAAGAGCGAAAAGGCCGCTCTTTTGGATGGGATAATTCACTTAAATATGTACGGGTTTTGGCCTGAAAATATAAAAAATTTGTGCAAAAAAAGTGAAAAGTTTTGTAAAAACTTTCAAAAAATTGATGAACTTTTTGCAAAAAGTTTGCAAAATTATGAAAAAATTTGCGAAAGAAATTTACAAAACGCAAAGCAAAAATCCTTAAAAAATAAAGATTTTTTAAACCCAGTGGGAACCCAGCCTTTTAATATAGAAACAGAAGAAGAAATAAAAAAAGACTCTATAGAAAAAAAGACCGAGCCTGCTCTTTTTGAAAAACCCAAGCGGCAAAAGGATGTGCTGTTTGAGCGATTTTGGGATGAGTACCCAAAACAGCGTGCCGGGGCCAAGGACAAAGCCCGCAGCGCTTTTGACGCCGCACTCAAGCGGCACCCGGACCTGACGGCTGGGGCTTTGGTGTTCAAAGCCCAAGAGTACGCCCAAAGCAACGAGGTGGCGCGAGGGTATGCCAAGGGGGCACAGGCGTGGCTCAATGACGACCGCTTCCTGCAGGATTACAAACCCAGCGGCCCGGGGGGAAACGCCCTGCAAGACGCCCGCAAAGCCGGGCAAGCCGTGATAGACGAAATGTTCGGAGGAGGCCCAAAATGAGCGAGTTATCGTGCCCTTACTGCCACAAACCGTACATCCAGCACACCTACCGGGTCGGTGACCGCACCGGGAGTATGCCCATGCCGCAGTGCAGCTGCGAAGAGGAAGCCTTTGCCAAGGCGGACAAAGCCGCGGCCGAGCAAGAGCGTATGGCGCGGATAGCAGCGTTGAAGCTGCCGGCTATCTTTGAGCCCTACCGGCTGGAAGACCTGACCTGTGAGCACGCCGCCGACGCCCGGATATTCGTTGAGGGGTTTACACCACGGCGGAGCAAGGGGCTGTTCTTGTACGGCCCCAACGGCAACGGCAAAACGACGCTGGCAGCCGTGGTTTGCAAAGAGCTGGCCTACCGGGGCCGCCGGGTGCTGTTTACGACCATGACCGACGTGCTAGACCGCATGGAAAGCGGCATAGGTATCAACCGCGCGGCCAAGGCGCAGGCGGTGCTCAAAGAGCTGGCGGGGTATGACTTCGTGCTGTTTGACGATTATGGCCGCGAGAATTACACCCCCTTACGCTTGCAGAACGTATTTCAAATCGTTGACCGGCTTTACACCCACCGCGTGGTGTTTGGCGTAACGGCCAACCCGGAGTGCATGGCGCGGTTTGCCAAGATACCCGAGCTGGAAGCGATTAAAGACCGCATGGCGCAGGTATTGATGAGCTGGGCCTTTACGGCCCCAAGTTTGAGGAGAACGAAATGAGCAAGAAGAAACGCAAGACGCTGCCGAGCAAGGCCCAGCTGTTTGCCTTGGAAGGCTCCGGCTATTGCCAAAACTACGACGCAACGGACGCAACGTGCCTGTCCTGTTGCCAAAATAACGAGGGCCCCTACCGGGCAGGATGTTTCCGCCGCGTAGACGGCAATTAGACGGCTATATTAGCAAGAAAATAGCAAGAAAAAAACGGAGGTTGTATGAAAGAAAATATGTTGAAAATTTTGTTTATTGCGCTGGTCATCGGCTGTTTCGCCGCTGCGGCGTATGAAACAACGCGGAACATCAAAGCCAAGCGGGCTTTGGTAAACATGAGCCATTGCACTTGCGTGCATGAGGTAAAACAATGAGCGAGAAAAGAATTTTATGTATTGAAGTTAGTGCGGAGTGCCGTTATTTTGCGAAGATAAATACCCCATTTGTAGCGAACCTGTTTGAATGCAAACAGGGTCTTTATTGTATCAAAGATATTGCTTGGAAGCCTATTGAGAAAGACACTTGCAAGAATTGTAAATGCGCAAAGTATCAAGGCATAACCCGCGAGCAGGTCATTGAGAAAATGGCAGCAGCCTTGCAAAGTGTTGCTGTTGATAGAGGTGGCGTGAATTTGGACGAAGACTCCACATTAGACCCTAGGATGCTTGCCGAAGCCGCCCTGGACGCCCTGTTGGAGGGGAAACATGAGAATTAAACCCTGTTGCGGGCAAAATGCTGGCGTTTGTGAAACCCATTTAATTGGGGACGGACTCAGTATAAGTTGCTCTAAGTGCGGTCGGCGTGTGTGGAAAAATTCTGAAGTACACGGGCCGGACTTTTGGAAACAAGCGATTGAGGAGTGGAACGCTTATGAAAACTAAATTGAAGCCGTGCCCGTTTTGTGGCGGTATTTTTATACGGACTACCCGCGTAGGCCATAACGGGGAGTATGCCTGTTGGTGCGAATTTTGTGCGGCTGAGGGCCCTTGGAAACTTAGAAGAAGAGACGCCATAGAAGCGTGGAATGACCGCGTAGAGGATAACAATGCCAGTAAAAATTGAAATGGATATGCCGAAAAATTGCACAGATTGCAGGTACTGCAGTAGAGGGCACGACATTGACCGCATTGTTTGTCGTTTGACGCAACATGAGTTTGCAATGCCTGAAGGCCGTTATAGTACGTTTGTTACTTGCCCTTTGAAAAAGTGTAAATGAGATTTAGCCTTGGGCACAATGGGTATATTAATTGTGCAAGCCGGCGCACAATACGGACAGCGCAATTCTCACGTGGCCTAGACGTGGGCGATTACTAGGCACGGCTACGGTTTGCTGATGGGCCCTAGCCGATAAGATTTGACTAGTCAGCCAAAAAGGAGCAAGGCTGACCAATTTAACGGAGTGGTTAAAATGAAAACACAATCGGTAACGACGGAAAATTTGGAAGTGCTTGCAGAGTTTAAGAAGCTTAGCGCCGCATATGACGCTATTCTGACAAAACAACTTTCGTGCGAACTTAAAATTGACGGGCACTGCGTCCGTTTCTACATTGACTTATCACAAGAAGAGGTAGGCACTATTCTTAAGAAGAAATTAAAAGAGCTTGCTACGAAAATAGAAAAGATGTAAACCCATTTCGTTGAACTTACCGAAATGGTTTTAGGAGATTAAAATGAAAAGATATTTGAAAACGCCGGAAGAAGTAATTGACGTTTTGAAAGAGGGGAAGAAGGTGCAAACTGATTATATGGTGTATTGGTTTGAAAAAGGTGTTTTTTTCTCTCTAAATAAAAAAGACCACTATGTTTGTATAAATTCGAACATCTTTTTCAAACACGATTGTATGTACACCGACGAGCCTGAACCGTTAAAACTGGAAGTAGGTAAGTTTTACAAAACGAGAGCAGGCAGAAAGGTATGGATTACATATGCTATTAAGGATGAGCACGAGTATTATCCTTTTTGTTGTATAGTTTTGGGAGGGAATGAAGTCTATTACGTAAATGAGCAAGGTTTTGTAGTTTCCACAGAGACATCTGAATTAGACCTCGTCGCCCCTTGGGAGGAGTGAGGAGTAATGCCTAAAAGGCTGGTAATCGGTGCTGGCAAAATGCATAAAAATGCTTTTAAATAGTATATCAAAATTTTGTGTACTCTACACTTCTCAGAAGAAATCTTGTCCGCAGAGGACCGCTATAACGAACAAACCGCAGAAGGTCAGGCGTACATAAAAGGAGTATTATCGTGCGAAATTGGCGACGATTTGGAAAGCCCATTTTATGACGACCTCGTCGGCAATTTCAACAAGTACGGCGACACCTGGACGAGCCCGCGCGGCGTTGAACAGCTGTACTTGCTCGCTGACTAAAGTCTTTAATATCTTTCCCGTCGGGGAAATTGCCCTTGATTTTTTGAAAAAAATCAGTTATACTTAAAAAATAAGCTGACTAGGCGCGCGGAGTGGCACTCCGGCGGATTTGGTCAGCTTTTTTTCCGCCCAAATAAAAACCCTGCTCTATTTTTGAGAGGGTTTTTTTCATGTTAAAACAAATCTGCGACGTTTTAACCGCTTTACGGCAATATCTGCACCAAGCGCACCTCTGCGCGCAAGACAAAGGCTATGCCGCCCACTTACTCCTTAACAACATTTACGAAAGAGTTTCCGAAGATATAGACCGCCTTAAAGAGCTCTACATAGGCTCTACCGGCGACACCTCTATCGCCAACGCGGAAGGCTCTCTGCTTGGCGCCTTAAAATACGTCCGGGCTTTAGAGGACGCCCCCGATTTCAACAGTATGCTTAAAAATTGCCTTGTCCTTGAAAAGACCGCCGATGAGCTTATCCGGCAGGGCGTTGCTTTTTGTACCGAAAATCCGGGCCCCTTTTCCCAAGGTATTCTTAACGCATTAGGCGACGTGGACGAGCGTCGCCTAAAAGAGTTTTACCTGCTGAAAACTGAGGTGGAAAGATGAAGCGCGGAGCGTCCCACCCTGAGAATTTGAAACCTGTACGCACGAGCGAGGAAGCTCAAAACAAAGGCCACCGGGGCGGTATAGCTTCCGGCAAGGCGCGCAAACGCCGCGCTCTTTACAGGGAAATTTTGCAAGACCTCATGGCTCAGCCGATGAAGGTCTCTTTTAAGGACGGGCTCATTAGCACTGATGAGGCTATCTGCTTGGCACAGGTACGAAAGGCGGTGCATGAAGCAGACACGGCTGCAGCGTCTTGGTGCCGTGACACCTTAGGGCAAAAGCCGAAGGAAGAATTTTCCGGCTCGTTGTCTTTGCCGGTCATTGTGGATGATTTGATACCGCGCAAAAAGCAGAAGCGGGCCTAAAAAAGGGCCTGAAGCGAGGCCTGAAGCGTGGCAAACATTCATTTAAGTGATTTGATAGCTCCGGTGTTTTGGCCCCTTTGGCAGGCCGCTAAAAAGGCCAAATACACGCATTATTGGCTAAAGGGTGGGCGTAGCAGCACCAAGAGTTCGGCGATATCAATTTTTGTCGTTTTGCTTATTATGCAGGACCCGCAGGCGAATGCGATATGCTTTCGCAAAGTCAAAGAGACATTGCGGGACTCGGTCTTTGAACAAGTAAAGTGGGCGATAGACAAGCTGGGAGTGGGGGCGTATTTCAAATGCTCTGTATCTCCAATGGAAATGACCTACTTGCCGACGGGGCAAAAGATTTTATTCCGCGGCGTGGACGACCCCTTAAAAATCAAATCGCTTAAAACGGCCCGGGGCTATTTTAAGGTGGCATGGTTTGAGGAGCTGTCCGAGTTCGCGGGAATGGAAGAGGTCAACAACGTTATCTTGTCCGTTATGCGTGGCGGTGGGGGAAGGCCGTTTTTGTACTTTTATTCATACAACCCTCCTCCTCAGACCAGCAATTGGGTCAACGCGCAGGCCAATACCCCGCGCGCTGACCGGCTGGTCATAAGCAGCAGTTATTTGGATGTGCCCAAAGAGTGGCTGGGCGACGCTTTTCTAAGAGAGGCCGAGCACCAAAAGCAGGCAAACGAGCTGCTTTACCGGCATATCTACTTGGGGGAAATTACGGGCACTGGCGGAGCGATATTCCCAAATGCCTGCAGCCGTGATATCACGGATGAAGAGATAGCGCAGTTTGACAATTTGCGCCAAGGGATGGACTGGGGCTATGTGAATGACCCGTTTTGCTTTGTCAAATTGCATTACGACGCCACCCGGCGCGACATTTATATTTTTGACGAGATTTATGGTACCGGCATAAGCAACCGCGATGCCATAGCCAAGGTAGACTCCTTGGCGTACCCGTACCAGCCTATTTATGCCGACAGCGCCGAGCCAAAGAGCATAAGAGAGTTTAAAGACGCGGGGCTGTATGTGAAATCGGCGGACAAGGGGCCGGGAAGCGTGGAGTTTGGCATTAAGTTTTTGCAGGGACTTTCGCACATTTACATAGATCCGCACCGTTGCCCCAATACTTGGCGCGAGTTTAGTTTGTACGAGCTGGAAAAGGACCGAAACGGGGAATGGAAACGCGAGCCCCCGGACAAAAACAATCATAGCATTGACGCAACGCGCTATGGTCTTTGTAAGGATACTTTAACATGGTAAAATTGACCGACTTATTCAAAAGAAAAGCACAGCAAAAATTCGCTCCGTCCCCCAAGCCGGAGCGGGCGTTTGACCGCTTTTTGCAACTGCAGGAAGAGCAGGCGGACATTTTGCCGGAGGGGAAACTGAGCAAGGCAGAGCAAGACGAAATGCTGCGCCAAGCTTTCCCGGTGCAAAAGGCGGCATTGTCTGACGCGCAAACGGGCACGCACGCCATGGACGAGGATTTTGGCTTTTCCCAAATACGAGGGCTGGTAACGGACGCGGCGCGCAGCGATGACCGTATTTTCCGTTTTTACGGCAAGCACTCTTTTTTGGGCTGGCAAATCTTGGCTTTGCTCAATCAAAACTGGCTTATTGCCAATGCCTGCTCTATCCCGGCTGATGACGCGGTGCGCCCGGGCTGGAAGAACGTTATCAAAAGCGAGAGCGGCGAGGATTTGGACAGCGCCGAGCTGACCAATACCACACTCAAAAAGTATCACTTATCCGAGAAATGCCGCCAGCACGCCAAGAATTCGCGCGTTTTTGGAGTATCTTACGCACTTTTCGCCATTGACGGCATAGACTATAGTGTCCCCTTTAATTTGGACGGCGTGCGCCCGGGCAGCTTTAAGGGTATTAGCGTGATAGACCCTATATGGGTCACACCGCAGTGGAGCGCGGGTGCGTTGAACAACCCCGCCAGCCCTACCTTTTATGAGCCGACCTACTACCATATCAACGGATTAGGACGCATTCACTCCAGTCACCTCATTAAGCTGGTGCACGAAGAAGTGCCGGATTTGTTAAAGCCCTCGTATTATTTCGGCGGACTCTCTTTATCGCAAGAGCTATACGAACGCGTCTACGCGGCAGAAAGAACGGCCAACGAAGCCCCGCTTTTGGCTTTAACCAAGCGGCTGTTGGTGGTGCCTACCAATTTGAAAGCCTTAGCCGCCAAGCCCAAACTGGCGTGGGATTTGATTAAAATGCTGGTCTTTGGGCGGGACAATCAGGGCATCTATTTCACCGAAGAAGGGGAAAAGAGCGGCGTACACCAAATTGACACGTCCCTGTCTGATTTGGACGCGGTCATCATGTCGCAATACCAGCTGGTGGCGGCCATAGCGCGCATACCGGCCCACAAACTGCTCAAAACCGACCCCAAGGGCTTAAATAACAACGGCGACTATACCATAAAGGACTATAACCAAGAATTGCAGTCCTTGCAGGAAAAGGCGCTGCGCCCGCTGATTGAGCGCGCAAACGCGGTTTCTATGCGTGCCGACTTCCCGGAAATTAAAGGCGTAAAAGAAATCATTACCGAATTTAACCCGATAGATATGCCGACCGAGCAGGAAAAGGCCAACGTGGAAAACTTGCAAGCGCAGGCGGCTTCTACCTTGGTGGCCGCTGGCATTTTAAGCCCGGAAGAAGTGCGCAAAGCCTTGCGTGCTGAAAAGGGCGGCAAATATGCCGATATTGACCCTGAATTGCCCGCAGAAGAGGTGCCGGAGGACTTGGATATGCCGGACGATGAAAACGGCCCGCAAACGCCCGGTATGGATGAGGACACGTGGATTACGGTAAAGCCTAATGGGGAAAATGGCAAAGGGCGTCCCGTCAAAATTGACGCGCAAACGGGCGAGATAAAGGCAGGCATGGGCGGTGAGTTTAATGGAGAGCATATCACGCAGGCACATAAAGAGCGGGAAGACAATCCCGCTAAGTCCGCGCAACCCGGCACGCCCGAAACGCCCACAAAGAGCCAAGAGTCTGAAACAGAAATAAGTATGACTAATGCGGCTCCAAGTGCTGCCATATCCGGGAGAGAAGCGGCAAAAGAGACCAATTCGGAGCAAGCGGGCCCCCAAAATATAAATGAGTTGCTTGGGCCCGAATATGTTGGCTACAAGGGACAAAAAGCCCTAGAGAAGTTATTAAAAGAAAGAAAAGGCCATATAAAGGCGGCGTTTACCCGTGAAGGACTCGGGGACATTGACCTTATATGGGGAGATGATACGGTAGGGTTGGCACACATAATAAAACAGCGTCAAAAACAAAACATTGATGTAGCGGAATTCTTTTCCGACTTAGGGGACGTTATAGAAAATGGACGTATATCAAAAGGACGTGAAGGAAAGTTTGAAATATTGCACAACGGAAAGCTGGCTGTTATTTCCCCGGAATTAAGAGGCAATAAATTGAGTTTTTTGCTTACGGCATTTAAGACAAGAAAAAAGTAGTTAACACTTTGAGTGGACGCCCTCTGATGTTGGCTAATCAGTCCCCACTATTATTTAGCAGCTAAGGCGACTTTCTGCTGTCAAAGTGTTAACTACCGCTATAAATAGTATAGCTCAAAAATACGGATTTTTCAAGTGTTTTTTATGAACAAAAAGAAAAAAGAACAAATCCTGGTCGGCAAACCGCTGATACCCAATGCGGGGGTGCGCGCGTGGTACACCAAGGAACTTAACGACTTGGTGGCCCAAATGGATGAGCGCACGCGGCGGGAAGTGTTGGAAATCTTCCGCACGGTGGCTGCTAAGGGCGGGAGCATAGAAAGCCAAGAGCGTATCTTGCTTAGCAAGCTGGAGCGCTACTATGTGGATTTGTTCAAGCGCAAGGCCAAGGAGCTGGGGCAGGCTATGGTAAGCAAGCAGAACCGCAGCGTTTCTGCCGCTTTGCGGGCCAGTATTGCGGGGTTTGTGGGGCAACAGGCCTTTGTGCCTGTAAAGACCCTGAAACTATCCGGGGAAGTGTTAAAGGATTTTAAGGGCTCCGTCAACCAAAATGTGAACCTCATCCGCTCCTTGCAGAGTGAGTATTTTACGCACATTAAGGGGGCGGTTTATAGAGCTATTATAGACGGCCAAGGCTCCGGCTACTTGCGGGATGAGCTGCGAAAATACGGGGCCAAAGGAAAGCGCCGGGCGCGCAATATTGCCCGGGACCAAACGCACAAGGCTTATGAGGCCCTGTCCCGCGCCCGCATGAAAGAAGCAGGTTTGCAGTATTGGCAATGGGAACACGGCGGCGGCACCAAAACGGTGCGTCACAACCATATTTTAGATGTAAGCAAAGGGGGGCTCAATCACAGCGTACACAAAATGGGCGAAAAGGCCTATGACAAGACCGAAGGCATAGAGCGGGAAATTTTACCCGGCGAACTGCCTTTCTGCACTTGCCGTATGCGCCCTGTGATTAAGTTTGACTAATTATGAAACAAGTAGACCATAACCAATTTTGGCTCATTAAAGACAATCCGATAACCAAGGCGGGGGTATTCCCGTATTTGGGCAAGCAAATCAGCCCGTCCTTGGAGCCGGACAAAATTTATCAGGTATACCGCCCGGCAGAAGAAATCAAAAAAGCGGCGGACACATTTAAGCTGGTCCCCTTGGTGGACGACCACACTATGTTGGGACCTGAGTTTACTCCGGCAGAACAAAAGGGCGTGCACGGGGTCCTTGGCGAAGATGTCAAAGAAAAGAACGGCACGCTGTTTGCGGACGTGAAAATCTTTTCCGAGCAGCTCAAACGTGAAATACAGGACGGCAAAAAAGAGCTGTCTTTGGGGTATTTCTGCAAGTATGACTTAACGCCGGGGCAGTACAACGGCATGCACTATGACGCCGTGCAACGTGATTTGAAGGGCAACCATATTGCCTTGGTGGATAATGGGCGCATGGGACACGATGTGCGCGTAATGGACGCTATGGCCTTTGACGCACTGGATATTGTGGGCTCCATTGACGAAAATCCAAACCACAGCCCTAAAAACGGACAATTTGTTTCTAGTGGCAGCGCTGGGAAGAAAACAGAACCAGGGAAAAAAGAGGAAATATTGCAAAGCAAGGAAGAAATCAACAAAAAAGCGCTGGAAATAACCAAAAATGCGAAACCCGTAGCCACTATAAAAGGGGATGAGTTCCCGGGTAATTCTTTAGATGAAAAACGCCAAGTTGCAAAAAAATATTTTTCTGTTTCTCTGCAAGGGAAGAACTTTTCCAATAAGAAATCGGGGAAACAAATAAAAATTGCCAGCGGGGATAAGTCCTTCAGTGAAAGCGGCTATGAGGACAAAATAAACTCAATAAAATATTTGCCGGCTATGTTATCAGAAAGTGATTACTTGGGCAAACAACCGGACGCCAAGAACCGCCCAAACGTGAGGGGATTCCATTATTTCGCATGCAAAATAGGTACACCCCAAGGGCCCCAAACCGTCTTGCTCAGCGTAAAAGAAGATAACTCCGGACAGCTCTACTACAATCACCACATAAAAAAAGAAGCAACGGACTCGGTCAAAGCTGGAATGCAGTCCAGTACCGGAACCGTCACTTCTAAAGATAGTATAGCGGATAATACGCAAGAAATCAAGTGGTATTTTGGGGACGATGAAGATTTAAGCAGTACAACTCACGGGGTTGGCGGTAAAGACGCCGCCCCCGGAAAGGAGAACAACATGGATAAAGTAAAACAAGCCATTGAGGCAATTAAGGCCCTGTTCGCCGACCCCGAAGCGGGGGACAAAGAAGGCAAGCTGGCTGAAATCCTCGGCACCTTGGCTCCGGCCGCGTCTGCGGGCGACAACTGCTCCAAAGACGAGGACGTTGACAAGCGGGCGCTGATTGACGAAATCGGCGGTATCTTAAAGGGCAAATTGTCCGATGAGCTCATCCGCACCATTATGGGCAAAGCCGAAAAGCTGGCCTATAATGACAGCTCCGCCGGCTCTGCTGACGATGACGGCGTAGAGCCGCTCAACGCCCAGCAAGTCAAAGAAGCCGACGAAGAGCTGACCGACAAGGTCAACGGCGTGGAAAAGGCGGTAGACGAGCTGCCCGCTAAGGTGCTGCAGATGATTGCGCAACGCGACGCGCTCTACCACCAAGTTAGCGCGCTGGTCGGTACGTTTGACCACGCTACCATGACCGAGGAACAGGTGGCCCAGTACGCCTGTGACAAATTGGATGACCTCAAGGGCACCCCGGCCAATAAAGCCGTAGACGTGCTCAAGGGGTATCTGAAAGCCCAAAAACCCGTGCAAATCCTGTCTATGGACGCCGCCGTGGCGGACGATGAAAAGGACGCCGGGTTTGAGGCCTTTATGAAGGGGGACAAATAACTATGCCTTTGCAAAAGACTGTAAACACCAAACTTGCGTTCGGTTTGCCCGGTGAGTTTTACGACGACACTCCGCGCAGAAACCGCACCTATAAACTGGCCAACAACGCCACCGCGGTGCCGACCGTCGGCTATGCCTTTACGGCTACGGCCAACGAAGGGGAAGCACAGCCCGGGGGCACCGGCGCGTTTGCCGGTATTTTGGTCAACCCCAAAGAGCAAGCCTTACGCGGCGGGTTGACGCCGTCCTTGGCCTTGACGCAAGGCGCTATCGGCACGCTCTGCTCTTTTGGGCACGTGATTGTGGCGGTTATGGCCGCCGTGACGGAAACGTCCCTGCCGGTGTACAACACCACCACGGGGGCTATCAGCGGTGTAGCGGCTGACGCCACCTCTGCCGGCACCGGCTATGCGTTTATCCCCAACGCCAAATTCGTTTTCCACTCCGCCGCTGCGGGCGGCTTGGCCGTTTTGGAACTCAACGGCTTTGCCAATGCACCCGCTAAGGCTGGGGACTAAGGAGCATAAAAGATGAAAGAGACTCAAATCATTCAAAGATTTACTCCCTCCCAGTGCCGGCCTTTTGCCATGGACGCCGGGACGAAAGACGCCACCCTGCGCAAGCTGGGTATTGGCGTGAGCCAAAAGGCGCTCGCTGACTACCGCCGTTTGTTTGCCCAAGACGCCACGGGCCCTGCGGGCATTACTACCCCGTCTGTGTCTACGCCTGTGCAGTTTTTGCAATGGTGGAACCCGGAAATTGTGGAAGTCGCCACCGTGCCGACCGACGCCGACGAAATTATCGGCAAAACCACGGCGGGCACCTTTGCCGACGAAGAGATTGTGCAGCCCATTGTGGAACACATCGGTCAAGCCCACCCGTATGGGGATTTAGCCAATCCGCGTTTGGCCTCTTGGAACGTGAACTTTGAAGCCCGCACCATTGTGCGCTTTGAAGAAAGCATGGAAGTGGGCGTTTTGGAAGAAGAACGCGCCGCCAAAATGCGCATGAACTCGTCCAAAGAAAAACGCGCCGCTTGCGCCACCGCGCTGGAAATTGAACGCAACCTCATTGCCTACAACGGCTTTGCGGACGGAGCGAACAAGACGTACGGCTTTTTGAACGACCCCAACTTGCCCGCCTACGTAACGGCTGCCAACAACGCCGCCGCGTCCAGCACGCAATGGGCCGACAAGACCTTCTTGGAAATTCAAGCCGACGTGCTCTCTATGATTGCCGGCTTGCAGAACTCCAGCAAAGGCTTGTACAACCCCAAGACCAAAGGGGCTACGTTGGTAGTGGCCTTGGAAGCGGAGCAGTACCTCAACAAGACCAGCGAGTACGGCGTGTCCGTGGCTAAATGGCTCTCCGACACCTATCCGCGCATTACGGTCAAATCTACCGTGTTTTTGAACGACGCCAACGGCTCGGCTAACGTAGCCTACTTGGTCGCCGACGAAATCAACGGGAAGAAGGTCGTTGAGCAGTACGTGCCGGAAGTTTTGCGCTTTTTGGGCGTGTTCAACAAAGGCAAGAGCTACGAAGAATTCTTTGCCAACGCCACCGCCGGGGTCATGGTCAGACAGCCTATCGGCGTATACCGCTTGAGCGGTATCTAATTTGGGCCCCTATTCTCCGGGCTCGGGGCGGGTTTCCGCCCCAGCTCGGGGATAGGACACAGGAGAATAGAGTATGCCTTACATCATCAGTTCTATGAGTTCGGACAACCGCTATGCGTTTTACGAGAAAACCAGCGGAAACGTCCTGCGCGTGAAGAAAGAGATTTTAATCAAGGGCGGTGCCCATGTTACCGACAAAAAGACGCTACTGACCCCCAACGGGGCCGTAACGGAAGTGTCGGACGCGGACTTGGAGCTGCTCAAAACCAATATCGGTTTCAAAAACCATTTGGAAAAGGGTTTCCTCAAAATCGTAGAAACCTCTAACAAATACAAAGCCGAGGAAACGGCGGAAAAGATGAACGCCAAGGACAAATCCGCCCAGCTGACCCCGGCTGATTATGAGAAAGAGGGCAAAAAGGCCCCGCGCACGAGAAGAGGTAAATAGTTTATGGCGGGGAATGTGATTACGGTAACGGTGGACGGAATGCGGGCGCAGCTGCCCTATTTTGCCGACGCGACCAAATACCCGGACGCGGTCTTGTCCGTGGACTTGGACAATGCGCAGAATTACATTTCCCCGCTCAATTTGGGGCCGCTTAAGGACAATTCCCGCGTGTATGCGGTGTATCTTATGGCGGGGCACTTGCAGCTACTGCGCGACCGCTTAAGCAAGGGGCAAACCGGCACCGGCATAAAGACGGGAGCCAGCGTGGACAAGGTCAGCGTTACGCTTACGCCGCCGCCGTTTAAGGACCAGTACGACTATTGGCTCAATTTAACGCCATTTGGCGCAGAGCTGCTCTTTTTGCTTAACAGCGTTACCGGGGTCGGCTGGTATATTGGCGGCAGTGATGAGAACGTGTTCCGATGAAAGTCAACCGCACCAATAAAATGCAGCAAGTTATTAAGAGTATTTCCGATTTAGGGAATTTACGCATTATGGCCGGCTGGGTCCACCCGGGGCAAAAGCACGGGGACGGCAAATTGACCATGGCGCAACTGGCCTGCGTTATGGAGTACGGCGCCAAAGTGGGCAAAAAGACGTACATCCCGCCGCGTCCTATGCTGCGCATGACTGGGCGTTTGAAAAGCAAAAGCTGGGTGCGTCAGGCCGGAAAGCTGGGCAAAAGCGTTTTGGAAGGAAAGAAGAATGCAGCCGACGCTCCCGCCATATTGGGGCAGATAATCGCCGATGATATTAAGGGCGTGATGAATAATTCCTTTTTGTTTACGCCCAATGCGCCTTCCACGGTGCGCAAGAAAGGCAAAAACGCCCCGCTTATTGATACGGGCGAACTGCGCGACGCGGTGGATTTTGTCGTGAACCCGGAGAAGAAATGATTTTTAACGATTTGCTTGAAGAAGCTTTTGATATTATCCCCACGCAACCCTTTGAATACTGCGCTTTCAAGGGCAAGGCGGTCAATGCCTTGGGGGTATTTGTCAATGAGTATGCCGCTCCGGTGCAATGCTATGGCAGCATACAAGCCTTGGAGCAGACGCAGTATGAAAAGCTGGGGCTAAATTTTGAACGGGAATACCGTGCAGTGTACGCCAGCGTGCCCATGAAGGGGCTGGATAAGCAGGAAAGCCCGGACATTTTGATTTTTGAGGGGCGGCGTTGGAAAGTTATCCGCAATACGCCGTGGTCCAATATAGACGGCTGGAGCGGGGTGGTTGTTACGCCCGATGAAGAGAACCAAACGCCGGAGGCGGCAGATGAAAACGGACAACCAAGTAACGGCTGATTTGATTTCTTTTATCAAAGCGGGGTTGGACGGGTTTGTGAACTGGCCGGTATTGCAGAGCTACCAGCCCACCCGGGGACATTACCCGCGGCCTTACATTTTAGTGCACCGTTTGGGGGAGACGCTGATAGGGCAGTTGCAGGTCTGCTCTTTCCAGCCTGAGCATGGGGGACAGCTGGTGCAGAGCGCGTGGCAAATTGACGCCGTACGCTACGCAAAAGTGAGTGACACCACCGACACTATCGGGGCCGGGGACGCACTCAAACGCTTGCGCAACTGGCTGATGTCAGACGAGGCGGCGCGGCAGCTGCGGGCCAAGGGCTACAATGTGCTGCGCGTCGGGCAAATTGTGACTCCGCCCGTTGATACAGAGACGGAGACCTTTCAAATTTTGCCCAATTTTACATTGGATTTGATTTACAAACAGACGTATGAGCAACAAACGCCGGACATCACTTCGGCGCAGATAACCTTAAAAGGAGTATGAGATGATTAGCCAAAACAAATATGTAGCTATAACGTCCGGCGTGGGCGGGCAAGCGGCAGTCAGCGCCAGAGAGCCTATTCTGCGCGTGTTTACTGCCTCCGGCCTTATGCCTACCGGCACGGTGCTGGAGTTTACCGGTGCCTCTGCAGTGGGCGAGTATTTCGGCTTTAATAGCCAAGAATACGCCGTAGCGCAGACTTACTTCGGCTTTGTAAGCACCCAGCAGCAAAGCCCGGCCAAAATCAGCTTTTGCGCGGATATTTCTAACGGCAAGGCCCCGTTTGTACGGGCCGCCTCTGCCCCGGCTCTTTTGTCCGTTTTCCAAAGCGTCACGGACGGGGCCTTTACCCTGTCTATGGCGGGGTTGACGGCGGAAGTTTCTGGGTTGGATTTTTCTTCGGCCAAGTCTTACGCCGACGTGGCCCAAGCCGTGCAAACCAAAATCCGCGCGGCCCAAAGCGGAAGCACAATGTGGACGGGGGCCGTTTTTGCCTTTGACGCCGAGCAGGGCGTGTTTATCTTAACCGGCGGGGAAGTCGCCGCCGGGGCCATTGTAGCCCTTGCCTCCGGCACCAGCGGGACGGATATCAGCACGATGTTGAAAATGGACGAAAACTCCGCCCCCGTCGTTTCCCAAGGGGTCGGCGCGACGGCTTACGGGCAAATGCTCTCTGAGGCGTTGAACCTGTCCAACAATTACGGCACCTTTGCCTTTTTGAACCAGCCGTCCAATGAGGGCATTGTGCAAATTGCCCAATGGACGCAAGCGCAAAACTTGGTCGGCGGCATGTATTTGCAGCCGGTGGCGAAAGCAAGCTGCCAAACCGTGCAAACGCTGGTCAAGGACTACAGCGGCACGGCCATAATTGCCGACGCGTTTACGCCGTATTCTTTGGCTTGGCTGGTGCCTGCTTGCGTGGCGGCGGCGACCAATTACAACCGCGTCAATGGCACGCAGAACTATATGTACAAACAGCTCTCCGGCGTGGAGCCGTCCGTTACCGCGGACGCCGACTATGAGGCCTTGACCAAAGTGCGCGTTAACTTCTACGGCAGCACCCAGCAGGCCGGCACGCAAATTGCCTTTTTCCAGCCCGGCAGCTTGCAGGGCGAAGTGGAAGATATGGGCGTCTTTATGAATGAGCTGTGGCTTAAAGACGCGGCCACGGTGGAGTTTTTGAACTATCAATTGGCAGTGGCCAAATGGCCCGCCAGCGCGTCCGGCAAGGCTATTGGGGACGGGCTTTTGCAAGGCGTTATAGAGCGCGCCAAGAACAATGGCACCATTGCCCAAGGTAAAACGCTGACCTCTACCCAAAAGGCCTATATTACCAGCCTGACCGGGGACGAAGACGCATGGCGCAGCGTGTACTCGGAGGGCTACTACCTGTATTCTCAAATCGTGCCCGTCACAACGGGTGGAAATACGGTTTATGAATACCAATACACTTTGGTCTATTCCAAAGGCGACAGCGTGCGCAAAGTAACCGGCACGCATACCTTAATTTAGGAGGATATGAACTATGCAAGATGTCAGCGCCATTGGCGTAAAAGTAACGGTCATCGCCGTTCCGACCTATCCCCAAGGGTTTGAGATTAGCGAGTTTGCAGACGACGCGGACCCGTTGGACTTCCCCGCTACCCAAATTGCCGATTATGGCATGGGGGTCAATGGGGACCTCGTTACGTGGACCAAGCCCGTGCCGTTAGAGGTAACCTTAAACGTTATTCCCAATACGGACGCGGATAAAAACTTGGGCATTCTCTATGATATGAACCGTGCCGCCAAGGGCAAGGTGTCCGCACAGGACTTGGTCACCTTGGTGGCCTCGTACCCGGACGGCTCCCGCAAGATTTTCTCTAACGGCAAGCTGGTCTCGGGCGTTCCGGCCAACGGGGTCGCCTCCGCAGGACGCATTAAGACAAAAGAGTACAAATTTGTCTTTGAAAACAAAATCAATTAATAATACCCGGAGAATAGATTATGGAACTGTTAGAGCCCAAAGAGGTAGTCATTGACGGATGTACTTTTCGCATAGGCAAATTCCCAGCCGTGGCAGGGCGTGAGATTATCACAAAATATCCACTGAGCAATATCCCACGGCTGGGCGACTATGGTGTCAGCGAAGAGATTATGCTCAAATTGATGAGCTTTGTTGAGCGCATTACCGAGCCGGAAGGCCGCGCGGTGCGGCTGTCTACCAAAGAGCTAGTCAACAACCACGTGCCCTCGTGGGAAACGCTAGTTAAGCTGGAAGCCGCCGCGCTGGAGCATAATTGCAGTTTTTTTCAGAATGGCAAGACCTCGGATTTCTTCGCAAAATTAGGGGCTCTTGCCCAGCGGAAAGTTACAGAAATATTGATGGACTTATCGGGGACATTGTCGCGTCAGGCAAAGCAACGCTCCAAGAATTAAAGACAGTCTATACCCTGCAAGAGGCTATGCAGATTTGGGAAACCATAGTCGTGCCCAAGTACAACGAATACATAGCCTCTGAGCAGGCCTTAAAGAGAACACAACGCCGATAACTAAGCGAAAAAGAGAGACAAAAATATGGCAGTCACAGATGTCTTCACCTTAGTGTTTGAGACCAACGGCTCTAAAGCCGTCGTTAAGGAATTTGCCAAGGTGCAAAAAGCCTCAGACGACGCGGCCAAGGCCGCAGGAAAAAGCGCTGCTTCCACCAAGCAAGCCGGAAAAGGCTTTATCGGCCTAAAGGCCGGGGTTTTAAAAGCCCTTGCGCCGCTGGCGGCGTTTGGGGTCATCGTTAACAGAACCATTAACTTTGCCAAGCAGGGCGAAGGGCTTTTGTTTATGGCCAATTCGGCCACCGTGGCCGCAGAGCGCTTTACGGCGCTGGCTATGGCCGCAGAGCGCCTTGGGGGCAGCCGCGCCGGAATGGCGGCGTCTTTGGGCTCTTTGAGCTCTTCGCTTATGGGTATCCGGCGCGGGGAAGAGAACGGTCTGACCCAAGCATCCATGTACTACGGCGTAAAGTTTTACGGCCCGGGTGGGGTAGCCACGCCGGAGGAAATGCTGGAGAACATCGCCCGTGCCATGGAAGGGCGCTCCGTCGCCGAGCAAATGGACATGGGCCGCATGCTGGGGCTGGATGACGGCACTATCCGGCTGCTCCAGCGCGGGGTGCGCGGACTACGGCAAGAAATGGCCTTGGCCAAAAAGTACAATCCGTTTGACAAACAAACCCTGAAAAATGTGCAAGACTTCCAATATTCCTTACGTGAGCTTAAAGCCGCCTTTACCATGGTGGCTGGGCAGTTTTTGCGGGACCTGATACCGCATTTCAAACGCTGGGCGGAAATAGGCAAGGGAGCTTTTGATTACTTAATAGACCACGCCGACGCAGTCAAACTGACCATGGCGGCCATAGGTACGGCCATTTTGGCCGCGTTTGGCCCGCTGTATTTGCTGGGCGGTCTGCTGGTGCTGCTGGTGGATGATTTTGCCACGTTTGCGCGCGGCGGGGAAAGTGCCTTGGAACCTTTGTGGAAAAAGATCATGTGCATTTATAAAGGGCTGAAGTTTATAAAAAAACTGTTGCATGACAAGGCGGAAAAGACCATAGAGCAAGCCAAAGAGGGGCCGTTTTGGGGGCTGCTGCCCAACGTGGACCCAAACGGAAATGTGCAAAAAGGAAAAAACATCCTCTCTTGGATGTCTCCGGGCAGCGGCAGCCCGCTGGACAATTTGACGCAAGGTATGCTCTCTCCTATTTTCAATAACCAAATAGAAATTAACGTCAACGAAAGCGGAGACCCGCAAAAGACCGTCAACGCGGTCGGCAGCGGCTTGCAACGTTCCGGCATTTTAGACGCGGAGGACGCGCTGGCCACAGCGCAGGCAAATTAATATGGCGACTATTCAACAGCAAATAGACCAAATGGCCGGGAAAGGCTTTAGCGTAACGAACCTCGCCTTAAATGTCGGCGGGGCCTTGGCGCTGGCCAATAATGGCAAAAACGTCTTTATCGCAACCAATGACAAAGACAACCCGCGCGAACTGCTGGTCTCCTCTGCGCAAGGCGGACTAGGCTTTGCTGCAGAATACGCGGGGCTCAACAGCGTGATTATGTACGCCGATGTCAAAGAGAGCAGCCGCGTCATGGAACACCCCTTGGAAAACGGTGCCGTAGTGGCCGACCACCAAGTGCAAATGCCGGTGGAAATACGCCTACAAATTGTCATGCCCTATTACCGCGCTGACGATATTGTGGACGAGCTGCGCCAGCTTAAGCAAACCGGGCAGCTGGTCTGCGTGCATACTCAAGGCGGGGTCTACACGGATATGGTCTTTGTGGACATACCGCACCGGGAAGCGGCGGAGAATGTCAGTCGCCTGTCTTTTGACTGCACCTTACGCCAAGCCTTGCTTGTAACGGGCCAAAGCAGCGAGCTGACAGAAAAGGACGTGGTGCATGTGTCCAATGCTTCTACCGTCAAGGGCGGACAAAAAAAAGGAAAAGAAGAGTCTGTATTATATAAAAACGCCCTGACTCCGCTAGCCAATTTGTATGTAAAAATTTTCGGATAATTTTATGCAAGAAATCCCTTTGGAAAAACAGCCAAACCAACAGTTTACCATCACGCTCAATGGCGCTCCGTACGTTATTACGCTGCGCACGTTGGACACGGGGGCCACGCTGGCGGATATACAGGTAAACAATGAGCCGCTCATTAGCGGGCTGTTATGCCGCGCCAATGAACTGTTAATCCCCTATCCGTATAAGGCGCGAAATGGGAATTTTGTATTTACAGACGCAGGGGAAGAATACCCCCACTATACCCGCTTTGGGGACACGTGCAAGCTGTACTTTTTAACCCCGCAGGAGCTGACCAATGCAGCCGACGCAAATGCCTAAAAGATATGCCCGGATAGAAGTGGAAGTGGGGCAAAAAAAGGACGAAAAGAGCCAAATCATCACGCACGATTTGCAAAGTTTTGAAGGGCTCAATGTCCGCTTTAACATTACCAAGCGCCGTGGCAGCACCATGAACCGGGCCGAAATTGCCATTTGCAACCTACAAACCAGCACCGTGGAGTATTTAACCACCATTAATGCGCTGGGCGGCAACCAAAAAGAGCGCAAGGTCCTCCGGCTCTTTGCCGGGTATGACGGAAATGCCGGGCAGATTTTTGAGGGGGACATCATCCGCGCGTTGCCGTCTGCCCCGCCGGATGTATGGATAACCGCAAAATGTTTGAGCGGGTACCACAACAACATGCAGTTAGTTACGCTGGACCTGAAAGGCGGCGTAAGCGTCAAACAGGTGTGCTCCTTAGTAGCTAAGCAGCTGCAGCTGGAGTTAAATTGGAAGAGCACCTCTCAAAAGAAGCTGGACCAATTTAAATACCAAGGCCCCATGACCAAGGCCATTGAAGAGCTGAACCAAATCGGCGAAATTGTCGCCTACCAAGACGACCGCTATTTGGTGGTAGAGGACGAAAAGATGACCGCCCCCTCTGCCGGAGAATGGATAAAGACTTTTTCTTTAGAGAGCGGGCTCATCGGTTTGCCGGAGCCGGATTTGTTTGGCGTTAAATTTAAGGTGCTGTTGGACCCCACCTTGAAATGCGGGCAGCCAATTCGGCTGGAAAGCCAACAAATCCCGTCCGCCAACGGGGTATATTACATTTACTCATTAACGCACCGCGGGGAGCTGCGGGCGGAGCCTTTTTACACGGAGCTATCTTGCAGAAACTATGACGCAAAAAACTAACCCCTCGTACCCCGCTTTCAACCCAGCCGATATGGAAGGGCTGGACGGGCTAATGACGTTGTTTAAGCGCTCTTTGCTGATGTCGCTACGCGTGGCGTTGCCGGCGGTGGTCAAAAGTTTTGACACAGCGTCCAATCGCGTAGACTTAACCCCGGCCATTACCTCAGCCTCCAACAACGGGGAAACCGTCACGCTGCCTGAGCTTTCCGCCGTGCCGGTCTGCACTCCCGGCGGGGGTGGCTTTGGGGCCTCTTTCCCGCTGCAAGCGGGAGACACGGGCTGGGTCATTTTTTGCGATAGAGACATCAGCCTGTTTAAAGATAGCGGAGTGGTGTCCCCGCCCAATACCAACCGTTTGCACAATTTGGCCGACGCCGTTTTTTACCCGGACGTCATGGGCAAAATCAAACTTTCCGACCCGGGTTGCGCCGTATGGCAAAGGCTGGACGGCAGTGTGAAAGTGGTCTTGTCCGATAGCAAGGTGTCTATCACGGGCAACACGCAGATAACGGGGGATTTGTCCGCCACGGGCAATGTGTCCGTTACGGGCAATATTACCGCCACCGGGACGATAACCTCCGGGACGGACGTCATCGCAGGGGGCATTTCGCTTAAATCCCACGTGCACGGGGGAGTGTCGGGCGGACAAGGGACAACGGGGGCTGCGCAATGACGCAGGATATTTACGAGCTCATCTTCCGTGGCTTACAAGCAAAATACCCAGGGCAGGCATTGGGCAAGCACTGGCGGAGCATATGTGCCGCTTTGGACGGCGGAGACGGCAGCGGAAACTTCGGACACGAAGGACGCCCGGGCAAAGTGGGCGGCAGTGGGGAAGGCGGGGGACCAGTAAAAAACAAAGAAGTCTCAGCTGCCAGTGCTTCGGATTTTAACAAACATATTAAAAGAATATGCGCTGATATTTCCAACAACACAAATAAAAACTCAGTAGAGAAAGTATTTTACCGCTCAGTAGAAAACGAGGAAGCGGAAAAAATTAAAAAATATACGGGATTAGAACTAAAAGGGTACCGGCACGAAATAACCAACACGGATATCCGTCATATATTTAAAAAACACGGTAATGAGAAAACAGAAGCATTCAGAGGACAACGAGCTGTAACCGAAAAAGACCTTTGTTTGATACCGACGATTACAAAAGATTATGACGATATGCTACTGGATACTGAAGGAGCCGAAGGCAAACCAGTGCTTATTTATAAAAAGAAGATAGGCGATGAGTTTGTCTACTTAGAGACCGTAAGCGACAAAAAGAAAGAATTGCGCCCAAAAACGATGTACATAATAAAAGAGAAGAAAGCGCAACATGCCAATTAGGAAAAGTCCTAAATCCTGCGCTCAAACGCCCGAAGCGTACTTTCTTCTCTTATAAATAGTATAGCTGTTAACTATCAATTTTGCAAGGGGTTTTATGAAAACATTATCCATAAATGAAAATAACGATATCTTTTTAGACGCGTCCGGCTCTTTGGCCTTTTCGCAGGGCAAACAGGCCCGGGCAGACATTGCCACCAACAAGACCCGCACCCTGTACGGGGAAATGCCGCTCTCGGCGCAGTCCGGCATTCCGTTTTTTGACGTTGTATTCAATAAATTTGACCCCAAGTTGTTTGAGCAGTTTTTGCGGCAAACGCTGTTGGAAGTGCCCGGGGCCCAAAAGGTGACGCAGTACGATTATCAGATTTCGGGCGGTGTGCTTACATACCGTGCAGTTTTAACCACACAAGACGGGGAGGTTATAGTGAATGGCTGATTTAAAGGGCTACACCACCCAAAACGGTGTTTTAGTGCCGGATACGGCAGAATTAAAAAGCGACGTAGAGCAGGAGTTTACCAACGCCTTGGGGCAAGGGCTGGACCTTTCCCCGGAAACGCCGCAGGGACGGCAAATAGAGGCCGAAACCTTGGCACGCAAGGCAGTTTTAGATAACAACGCCCTCATTGCCAATGCCCTAAACCCCAATACCTCTTTTGGGGTGTTCTTGGACGCATTGGCGGCTTTAACGGGCACTACGCGCCGTTGGGCCACACACACGCTGGTCTTGTGCACCTTAACGGGCAGCCCGGACACGACGGTGCCCTCAGGCTCTTTGGCGCGCACGCAAGCGGGCGATACTTTTGCTTTAACCAACGACGCCGTCATCGGCGCGAATGGCACGGTGCAGGCCTATTTCCAAGCGCAGGAAAGCGGCCCGGTGCCGTGCGAGGTGGGCACGTTGACGCAAATTATCAGCCCTGTTTTGGGCTGGGAAACGGTCAATAACCCTTCCGCAGCCGTGCTGGGTACGGACCCGGAGAGCGACTCTTCGCTGCGCCAACGCCGCCAGCAGCAACTATACCGGGGCGAAGCCCTCTTGGAAAGCATTAAGTCCGCTGTCAGGCAGGTAGAGGGGGTGCTGAGCCTATACGGCTATGAGAACTACACTTCCGCCGTGCAGACCATAGACGGCATCAGCATTCAGCCCCATTCCATTTACTTTGTCGTGGACGGGGGAAATGACGAGGATATAGCAATGGCTATTTATAAGCACAAAAGCCTGGGCTGCGGGTATACCGGCACCGAAGAAGTAACCGTCAAAGGGGCTTTTGATGTTCCCTACAAAGTGGCGTTCAACCGCCCGGATTATCAGCCCATTCAAATCAGCGTAACCGTTGAAGCGCCCAGCACCAGCGTGGCTGCCGATATTGAGCAAAGCGTCAAAGACGCGCTGTCTGCTTGGGCCAATGGTCAAATAGCAGGTATCAGCGGGCTAGACTTGGGGGTTGACGTCAGCCCGTTTGAAGCGGGAGCCGCGGTGTCGGATTATTTGCCGGACTTGTTTGTGAAAAATGTGCAAGTCGGGCTCGTTTCCGGCTCCTTGGGGACGTCCGTTTTGGCTATGAAAGTAAACCAAAAGGCTACGCTTGCCCAAGAGAATATCACGGTAACGGTGCAATAATATGAACACATTGCAAATAGACCCGCAAATCAACTTAAAACAATGCCTCTTATGGCAATATAACAATGCGCCGGCGCTGCGCGCATTGCTTTTGCAAAAAGAGGCCTGGTATAAGCTCCACCAGCAAGAATTTTGGGAATACTGGTACAACAAGGTCTTTAACTTGGAAACCGCCGATGACTTTGGTCTGCAAGTATGGGGTGAAATTTTAGATTTTCCCCGGCAGGTCCGCAGCGTAGACGGGCAGCTGCATGTGCTAACCAATGAACAATACCGCGCGGTGCTGAAAGGGCAAATGCTCAAGTTCAACATGGGTGCGACCGCGCCGGAAATTAACCAATGGCTACAAGTGGTCTTTGGCTCCAAAGGCAAAGTCTATTGCTTGGACAATTTGGACATGACCGCGGTCCCGTTTGTATTTGAACAAACACCGTCAGACGAAATATTGTGGCTCTTGGCAAATGTGGACTTTCTTCCACGCCCGGCAGGGGTAGGCTATCAGGTGCGCCTTATCGGGCAAGATATTTTAGGCTTTAACGGCTCCGGGTTGCAAACATTTAATAACGGGGTATTTTACGAGCCATATGATAATGAAATCTACCAAGGTAAAAGACAATTAACCATACAAGCGCCCGCTGGGGCTTCCGTAACCATTAACGGTGTAGAGACTACTTACGCCACTTTAGAGCACAACGAGCCCTATTCTTTTGAAGTCAGCCGCGCTGGATATAAACCCCTCACAGGCGCGGGCGTGCTGGCGGATGATACTGTTATTAATGTTTATGAATTTGCGGTGTCCGCTCCGAACGGTGCGTCCGTCGTCATCAACGGAGAAGAGTTTGCCGGGGTATACTTTTTACAAACCTTGGATTATGCCTTCACCGTAAGCCAATCCGGGTTTATCCCGTGGGCGGCGACCGGCAACGCGACGGGTAACACGCTTCGGTCCGTATATTCTTTACAAATAACCACGCACCCTACGGATAGTACGGTGGTATTAAACGGGCAAGAATTCAAAAATGCATTTTTTGAGGAACGTTTGTATTATTTCTACACCGTGAGCCGCAACGGCTACGGGACCAAGACAGGCTCCGGCACGGCGTACGGCAATGCAACGTTAGATGTAGAGCTGGCACCGCTGTTTTGGCAGCAAGCCCGTTATGATATTCGACAGTCTATTGGAACAGGGATGATAGAGGTGGGTCGTTACTTGGCACCGTCGTCCGGCCGTTATGCCATAGTCTTGGCGGGTGGGGGTAGAGGACACGATTCCGAATTCTACAAAACAAGCCGAGGAGGCATCTCTACCATACAAGCGCAACTTAACCGGGGGGATGAGCTGGTCTTTACGGCTATAGCCAAAGGCACCGGGCTGGGCTGCGTGGGGATGTCCTTTACCGTTAATAATACGCTAATAGCTGTAAGCGGCGGTGGAGGATATGTAGATGACAACAACACTTGCTATGGCGGGGACGGATATGTCGGCGGATATTGCAATGCCGGGCCTTCGGGCGCGGGTATAAAAGAAGGCACCAGCCAAAGCAAAGGGAACATGGCCGACGGGTCGTATAACCAATGGTTTGACCGTAATTCGGGCGGAGTATTTGCCCCTCTAGTTACCCGCTTGGCATACGGTGGACAGGGATACGCTATCGCTGACTCCCGTTTCCAAATCGCCCAAGTAGCCGGTGTACAAGACGGGGCAGGCAATGATAAAGGAGCCTATTTTACGATTACATTCTTAGGAGAATAACACATGCAAACACAACAAATACCGCAGGTATTAGCCCAACCCTTCGCGGCGCAAGGAGACAAGAACACAATCCCAAACGCCGCCACGGGCACCAATAAGGCCTCTTTGCAAGAGGGGTTTCCCGCCATCACCCAGCAGCCGATTAATAAAGGCGGCGTCCCGCCGGAGCGGGGGGACTTCAACGGGCTTGGGAACTTGTGCACCCAATTCGGCTTTGCCTTTCAAAACGGATTGGCGCCTACGTTTCGCCAAGAAGTAAGCGACGCCATTGGCGGGTATGCCAAGGGGGCTTTGTTATGGTATTTTGATGAGGACAAAAAGGTCTATATCCCCTTGACGTCGTTGGTGGAAAATAACACCTACAACTTCAACACAAACCCTGAATACATCGGCACCTATTGGGGAAAGGCGTCGGAAGTGCCGGACAATATTTACACGCAGTCCAACCTGCTGGGCGGCAAGGACATAGAAATTGCCAACGAGCCTGTAGAGGGCGGGGTGGACGATAACACGCTCTTGTGTCTGCACTTAGATGGGTCTTTAGATGACAGCGCTGCTTACGGCGGGACTGCCGCACAAGCGACCGAGGACAGCAGTCATACTGCGGTAAGCTATGGACCCGGAAAATTTGGACAGGCGATATCCTCTAATTATAATTATTTCTCTTACACAGATAATAAGTTTACAGAGGCTTTTGCCGATGGAAAATTGACGGTGGACTTTTGGCAAAAGCTGCCATCAAAAACAAGTAACGCTTTCTTATGCTACGGCAAGGCCGGAACGGCAAATAAGTTTATTGTCGGAGCCACCCGTTATAAAGCCAACGATGGAACGGTGCAAATTTTCATCAATGCCGGTGGCACCAATGTGGCTTGGCAAGAGTTAATAGACGCGCCCACGTTTGTTGAAAACGAGTTTAACCACTTTGCTTTTGTTCTCAATGCAAGCAAGGCCACGGTCTACATCAACGGCACAAAGGCCTATCAGACAGATATCACCGGAAATTTGAGCGGCATTACCTCCTTGGATTTTGAGACTGGACAAAAGAACGCGGGCGGCTCAACTGCTTCGGTAGACGAAGTCCGGGTGTCCAACATAGAGCGTTGGACTGCTAATTTTGTGCCGCCGACCGAGCCGTACAGCACAGCCACTCCGACGGGGAACAAGGTCATTAATTGGGCCCCCGGCGACGGCATTGATTACGTGGTGGAAAGCAAGCTGCCGACCGCAGAGGACCCCACTTGGTACAGAAAGTACAAAAGCGGTTGGGTGGAGCAAGGGGGGTGGATTACTAGTGGCTCATCAAACCAAACGACAGTAACACTCTTAGTTCCCTATCAAGACTCCAACTATAGTGTGATTGGTAGCTGTTGCTCTGCTACAGGTTCGGGGGGAAACCCTAACAAGGTGGCATTCAATAACAGAGCCACTGCAACATTTGGCGCGACGACCGGTTTTGGGGCGGAAGGACAAAGCTTTCAGCCCTTTATGTGGGAAGCCAAAGGCCAAGGAGCAGAATAATTATGAACGAATATTATATCGGACAAACATTTGACGGAGTGTACCCGCCCGCAGCGGCGGTTTGGTGCAACCTCAATAATGCGCATATTGAGCTGGTCGGGGATAATTTTGCTATTGTGGAAAATGCTCCGGCCCCGGAGCCCACGACGGAAGAAAAGGTGCAAGTTTTGGAAGCCGAAACCGGGCTAACCCGCGCTGTGCGGGAACTGGTGCTGGCAGACGGCTCCGGCGCGAGCGACTATGTGCGGGCCAAAGCGCAGGAAATTGAAAACTTGGCCAAAGAGTTGCGCAGCGTGGCTGAAACCCAAAAAGAAGAGGCGCAATAATGGACATAGACTTCAATGTGCTTTGGAAAGTGGCCGCCGTGGTGTTTGCTGCCGGTGGGTTGTGGAACGAACTACGCGCTATCCGCAAAGACCTTTCCCGCTTGGAAACCAAACAGGATAAATACAACCACCTGCAAGAACGTGTTGCCAAGTTGGAAGACAGTTGCGCCAACGCGCATAAGCGCATTAGTGAAATGCACTACCGCAGGAGGGATGATTAATGGACAGCGTAAAAGCCGCGGCCTATATTCGTCGCTATGAGGGTTTTTCAAAACTCCCATACAAGTGCCCCACCGGGCACTTGACTATTGGCTACGGACACAATTTAGAGCACGGTATCAGCGCAGCCGCTGCCGAGTTTATCCTCAAAGAGGACTTGGCGCATGCGGAGCGGGCCGTCAAAGACGCATTTCTGTGGTGGTGGAAACTGGACGACGCGCGGCAATTTGTACTGGTGGATATGGTATTTAATATGGGCCTTGCGGGCTTAAAAGGCTTCAAAAAAATGCTGTCCGCGGTGGAAAAGGGCGACTACCAAACCGCCGCCCAAGAAATGTTGGACAGCAAATGGGCCGGGCAAGTCAAGCGCCGTGCCGTAGAATTGTCAAAAATTATGCAAACAGGAGAGTGGTAAAATGGAACACATCAAAGAAGTCATTATGTGGCTCAAAACCAATTGGGACAGCGTGCTGACCCTGTGGGCGTGCCTCATCGGCGCGGCCGAGATTATCGTCAAATGGACAGACAGCAAAAAGGACGACGCGGTGCTGGGCAAGGTGCGCGCCGCCGGCGTGAAGATTATCTCTTGGCTGACCAAGTTCGGCTTTGAGAAGTCCAAGGATAAATAAAGATGACCGCGTGGGCCATTTTAGGGGCTATTTGCGGTTTATTCGCGTTCGGGGCGGTCATGTACCGCTCCGGGCGTAAAGCGGCGGAAAATAAGGTCTTGCGGGCCAAGGAACGGGAAAATGCACAAGTGGATAAAGCGCTGCGCACTGCTGGTCGGCTTAGCCGGGTGGATTTGCTTAAGCGGCTGCGCGAGCGTGAGAAGTAACGCGGCGGTGTGCCGGATACAGTTTGACTACCAAGATAGCGGCTTGGAGGCCCTCAACGACCAAAACTTGCGGGCCTTGGTGGCTTTTAAGGAAGTGTGCCAATGAGCCGTGCCTGTCCCTACGTCCGCTTTGACCGCTATCTATCAGAGTGCCTTTGCTGCAAGACAAGAAAGCCTTGCCGGACGGCTTGCGCAAACTGCGAAGTGGGTGTTTCCATTTTGGAAAATCGCAATTGCGAGGTTTTTGATGACAAAACAGGAAATTCAAAAAGAAATTGAAAAACTAAAAAAGGAAGAAGCGGATTGCCACGGGACCCCATGTGAGGTTTACAGCCGGGTGGTGGGCTATTTGCGCCCGGTGCAAGGGTGGAACAAAGGCAAAAAAGAAGAATTTGCCTTACGCAAAAATATGGATATAAACAGCCCTCATTTTCAGCGCATTAAAAACACAAAAAAAGAGGGCCTTGAAAGTTAGTTTTATCTAATAATTTGTGCCCAAAAAAAGCCGTTTTTGGGCACAAAAATCAGATTTGTATAGTACAAAACATGCCCCCGGCGGGAATATTCTCCCCTATACAATTTGATTTTTGTGTCCGACACACTAGTAAAGATTAAGTTTGGGCATTTTTTGAACGGCCTCCACAAACTCACTTTGTCCCAAATGAACGTACTTCTCCGTCATAGATACGCTACTATGCCCCATTAAGTCGGCGACCACTTTTAAATGCACCCCTGACTGGACCAGTAAAGAACCAAAAGTATGGCGCAGCTTATGTAAGAAAGAATGTATATGCGGCAAACGAAGTTTTACGGTGCGTATATATAAACAGCTTAAGTAAACATTCTTGTGCCTATCTCCGGGGATGTTTATAATATACCGACTGTTTGCCGGGGAACGGCGAATGCTTTGTACTATAGCCTGTTCGCTATCGGGCCGCAAAGGTATCGTCCTCTCTGATTTCTTCGTTTTCGGGCGCCATTCCGGCTTTTTGCTGATACTTATAGTGTGATTTATGGGGTTGTAGTCTGTCTTGTATAAAAAGGCCATTTCCCCTTTACGCAATCCCTCTTCCCAACCTAAAAGAAAAGCAGTAAATAGGTCTCCAGTGTCTTTTAGAGCCTTGGCTATTTCTTCTAATTCTTTAACGGTATGCCATTCTGTACGGTACTCTATTTCATTTTTATCAGGCTCTACTACTTCCCAATTTTGTTTTATCCCAATTTTCCCCAGTTTTTCAGCAACTCTCATCATTGTTTTTATGGCTCTTAAACTACGATTGCGTCCGCTAGGTCCCGGATGTCCATTGTTTGATAAAGATTTTTGAAATAAAAACAATTTAAAATCCAACAGCAGTTCAGGTGTTATATCTCGCAAATAAATCGGTTTTTTAAACTCTTCTAAATATGTAAGAGCCAATAAATGTATTTGCTTTGTGCTGCCCGATTTATTTTTGTCCAAATACCCGCAAAACCACTCCTTGAAATCAGCATAAAAAACAAGTTCCTTGCCGTCGGGGTTTAACGCCATAATTTTTTTAAGAAGTTCTCTTTCTCTTCGGCGGGCAACTTCCGCGTCTTGCGTTTTTAGAGCACGGCGGAACCTGCGTCCATCTCTGCCGTAAAAGTCCATATAATACCAGCCGTTCCTCAAATACATAACAACCTCCTTTTTAGACAAAAAAATAACCCGACACTATATTGTGTCGGGTTTTTCAGGTAAAAGAACCTTTTTATATATATTCTCGCATTTTTTCTACTGGACATCCTTTAGATATAAGTCTATAACACCGTGAGGCTAATGGATAGCTGCTCTCACAAAATGTTTCTAATACTTTTTTTCTATCTCCATATTCATTTTTTCTTTGGCATACTATTTGATACACTATTTTCACAAAGGACATCCAATCATCTTCTAAACTAGCATAATGAAAATTATTTTTAGACACTTCGGAATTAAAAATTTTATGTCTGGGGAAATTGGCTTTCCAAAAATACAGAGAAGCCCATTTGCTTTTTCTTTCAAATTTAATTTTTTTTATCTCTTTTAGGCTTAACTGTCCTCTATCAAATAATCTATGATGCGTTGGGCACAACAGTAAAATGTTTTCTAAAGACAAAACGCCTCCATATCTAGCAGGTATAATGTGGCACTTGTCTATAGCTCTATTCTCGCCGCAAATCTCACAAGGCAAATTCCTGCCCGCTATAAATTCTGGAATATCTGGATGATTTAATATGTGATCCTTAAAAAGAAATGGACGGTTGGCTATTTCGGCAGAAAATACTTGCATAAATTTCTTTGTTATTTCTTCTTGTATAATATCTAATTGCAAAGTCTTCCGGCTTTTTCCTGCAAATATTTTATCTACGAAGTTTTTTATTTCAATAACATTTCTATTAAACTGTTCACGCGCTTCTAGAATTTTATAATATTTTTCCACCTCCACTTCATCATAGGGAATATCATAAAAATACTCCCCAGCTTTAGGTATTAGGGATTTTGTATAAAGAATATGATATTCTATATGGTCTTTAATAAATTTTTCTTCAGATGTCATTGTTCTTAATCTTGAGCATGGATCGTACCGATTAGAAATATTTATATTGCACATTAATATATATTTTTATGTTGAAAGGCTGAGGCTGCCTGTCTTATTTTTTCCAGCTCTTTTTTGCCCAAATAAAACTTTTTATTTTCCGCACTTATAATGTATAAGAGACAAATTTCAGAAAAAATTTTCTCTCGTAAATTCAGGAATATTTCTTTCTTTTCTCCTGTCCCTAAAATCAAATTTCGCCATTCTTCTAAAATTTCCTCTCTCATTTTGTTTTCCGCGACCAATCGCAAGAGAGTAATAGGAAAAGCCCCGCTGTTTACGATGCGAACACTTGCTTCATTCCATTCATCTGAAAAAACAAAAAGCTTAACTTCTCTACTCGGAATAGCTAAACAGCGCCTCGCCAAAGAAACAAAGAAAGACCACAATTTGGAAATATTCATTAATTCCTCTCCAAAATTTTTTTTATAGCTGCAATATCTTTTCTTATTTCCAATAATTCTAAAGATGGGTTAATTGTTTGCTGTATATTTTGATTGTTGTTGCCAACGACTTGATTAGTATTCTCTCCTCGGCTAGGGAACCCGAGAAAAAAATTAGCGTCCTTTCCTGTGACCTCCGTGAGAGAAATGAATTTATCCAAGGACGGGAACCCCTTATCGTTTATCCAATGGCTGACCTGCTGCGGAGTGACTCCTAAACATTTTGCTAAGTCAGTTTGAGACAGACCCGCATTGAATAAAACTTTTTTTATTTTTTCTCCTATTTTTACCGTCATATAAACTCCTTGTTTTTAAAAATGACTTGACAAATTCATATTAAATTTGTAAATTTAAATATGAAAGCAGGTTTTGGTCGGTAAAAAATTTCCGTGCTGGGACATAAAAAACCCCGCACACAAGGAATAGAGTATAGTCCGACCGCCGACCAAGCAAGCGGACTATACTCGTAGTCATTGTCGCAAATCCTTGGACTGAATGTCAAGTCCAATGGACACAATTTAGACACAAAAATTCATTTTACCCTCGGCGGAATATTCCCGCCGGGCGAAATTGTCAAAGAACAATATCCGGCTCGGGTGGCTCCCAAGAACGGAGGCCGAAAAAAGGCCGCCTGACTAGAACAAACAGATTTAGCGCAGGGAAGCCTGCGCGTCTAGTCAGACAAGCAAGCACTGCTCCTCGCCAGAGCGCAAAATAGTGCTTGCTTTTTTATTGTAGCAAAAAGGAGGAATTATTACATGGAGACGCGGGAAGGATTTATTGTGAGGCCTAACCCTCTTTGGACGGGGCTTTTTGGCGGCGAGCCATTTTTGCGCCCCGTCAAATGCAAAGTATTGTGTGAACATCGGGGCACATACTGGGTCCAAGTTGGCGACAACGAGACCAAGGAAATATATAAAGAGGACTTCTTCTCTACAAAAGACGAAGCTCGGCTAGAAATTCGTTTGAAAGAAATAGAAATAAAAATCTGCTCGTTAGAAAGACGGCTTTCTGAAAAAGTCAAAAAACATTCTTTTTGGGGATAGCGTATGAGAAACGGAGAACTTTTTATTTTCGCATTTGGCCTTTTATATTGGCTGGGCCATTTTGCGGTGTATTTGGCGAGGTAATTATGGATAAAAGGATAACTGCTTATAAAGGATTTGACAAAAACCTCAAATGCCGTGATTTTCAATATGAGGTCGGGAAATCTTATAAACACCAAGGAGAAATTGAACCGTGCAAAAGTGGATTCCACGCTTGTGAATATCCGCTATCGGTGTTCAATTATTACGCACCTGCAGATAGCCGATTTGCCGAAGTTGAAACGAGCGGGAAAGTTGTCAAGTCAGAAAATAAAATTGCTTGTGAAAAGTTAAAAATAAAGGCCGAACTTTCGCTTAACGCTCTGATTACGGCGGCAATAAAGTTTACATTTGCCCGCGCAAAATGGAGTAAAAGAAAAACTGCCACGGGCGACCAAGGCGCAGCTTCTGCCACGGGCACATGTGGCGCAGCTTCTGCCACGGGCTGGAAAGGCGCAGCTTCTGCCACGGGCTGGAAAGGCGCAGCTTCTGCCACGGGCACATGTGGCGCAGCTTCTGCCACGGGCACATGTGGCGCAGCTTCTGCCACGGGCGACCAAGGCGCAGCTTCTGCCACGGGCGACCAAGGCGCAGCTTCTGCCACGGGCTG